TATCCTTGTTGCGATAAGTGTGTTATCTTTTTACTATATTGTTGTACAAAATTATTTTTTACCATTTCTAAATATTTGTGTTCCCTTTATTCCAAAAATACTAGCGACAACTAAAATCCACAGATTAGTGAACCATGTTGGAAGTGATTGGAAGTGTTCAAAAAATAAATTTATCTTCTCCATAGCTGCTGCATCATCTGAGAATACACCATAAGCTAACACCAAGATTGGCAAAGTAAGTATGAAAAGTACGACTTCATCTTTGTAATCGTTTTGTCTAGCTTCTAAAAGTTTACCCTGATATGCTTCCTCACCACGAGCTTGACGTTCTGCGTGTAATAGTTGTGCATCTGACATGGCAATCTTTGCTTTTTGTTTGTTTGCATAAATTTTTGATCCAGCATTGATTGCTAATTTAATTGCACTTAACCACATATCATCTCCAATTTTTTAGTTCGTCTAACATTTCTTTAGCATCTTTTATTTGTTTTAACAATTTTTCTACCTCATGTACAATGTCAGGATGCTCACCAACACCGACAGGGTTTTCCATATAAACTTTTACATTGGCTTCTGCTTGTGCCATTTGTGCTTCGTACTTTTTTTCTAAAGCATCTACAATAACATCCTTATAACTAGCCATTATGCTCTCCTACTTTTTCTTATAGAATCTTTACCTTTTTTTGCAATGGCAACTACCTTGCTTTTACCCATAACTTTAGCTCGTTGTTCCATAACTGTTAATATCTGTATCTTTCTTGCAAAGGGTTTAGATATTCTTCTTACCTTTGATACTGTTCTTCTAGCATCTGCTGGAGTTGCAAACTTAATCCTTACTGTATCTCTAGGATTTTCATCTGTGTATAATCTCCTGCCTGATCCTTTTGGTTTTTTACCTGTGCCTTTACGAGGATCACGTTTCATACTATATCCCTAGCAAAACCTAGTATAGGTTTGTATTTAGTTTTACCTTCTGATCTATATGCGTGTAAGAACGATGCACGTCTACCTTCAGGTATCCAACTACAATGTATCCAACCTGAGTTGGGTTCGCCAGGAGTGTAGAACTCAAGAATTAATTGATCTGGTTCAAGGTTATCTTTGATCCAATCAAAAAGTTCAGCGTTGTCTGTGTCTATTACCTCGAAGTCTGCCGCCTCAGCTTTAGCGTGTTGTGATCTAGCTGAACTACCAATAGCCTCGCATAATTCTACGCTACGAAATCCGCTAGTTACTTTGACTCTACCAAAGTGATCACGAACTGGTTGTAAAATATTTTCACAAAGTAATTTTAATTTTTCTATCTGATCTGCATTAGGATTATTATCTATACCTTTACGAATTGCAGTGTCTGATTTAGTAAGCTCTAATAAAGAAAAGTTACGAGATAGTTGCA